CAAATCGCGTCAGTTAAGACGAATCCAACCTGTTACTAGTACATGCAAATCTACTATCTTAGATGACGGCAGTACAGTTAACCCGGCCAACTCGAGAACACTATATAATAAACCTATTAGTACCATTGGTCAAGGTGACTCAAGGAACCAAAGAGAACGTGATGTCTGTTACATAAAAGGTGTCCGTTTACGAATGACGTTTCATAATAGAACGTTAATTCCACAAACATGTAACGTAGCTATCGTATGTCCTAAAGATCCATTCCCGGATGAAAATGCACCTAGTCTAAATACATTCAACGATGCGGAATTCTTTTCGAATTTGGGAGTCGCCGCGCGTTCAGGATTATTTGCGAATAACCTGTTGAATAGTCTAGAGTGGGGTTCTTTGCCGATTAATACTGATAAGCACAGTATCATTTGGCATACACGATTCAAGCTAGGTGTCCAAGGAACAGGAGAGAACTTCTCTTCCGGTGAATTAAAAAATTACCGTTATCTCAGTCGTTACGTGAAAATAGGCAAAAAAGTAGCATACGTGACATCTGCAGCGTTGAGTTGTGAATCACCTATGTATTTGTTGGTTTGGACTGCTCCATTTAACGAACAAGCAGGGCCAGTTACGGCTGCTTGCATGAATTGGACTTCCCATATAGTGACATATTTTTCGGATCCGAAAAGATAAAATGCCTCGGCATCATATTACAAGACCTTTGCACATGATGAGGTACGCCGGCGGGCGACCGGTGCCTCATGCTGTTAGAGTCGCTAGAGCGAAAAATTATTTAAAATGGCTTCTAAAAAGAAAACGTGTTGCTAGAATCTACGGATCCTACATACGTGGACTTGGTAGAGTCGCTAAACGTAGAAAATACTATGCCGGCGCGGCTTAAATGTTAATAATCCTATATCTGTCTGCACTCATAGCGTTCATATCTGGTTGCTCATTAGAAAAAACGATCACTGTCGGAACTTTCCTCAAAATCTTGAAGGAACTCTCGTATTTCGGACTGAAAATCATCCGATCCTTCATACTCTCCAGAACGGAATACTGCAGATACGTCATCTGCCCGCGAGGGATGTCAAATAAAAAAATATCTTTGTCAATGTCAATACAATACGCAAGGTCATCGCGTTTACCAATTCTAAAAATCTGAACTCTGTCTGGGTGTTTAGTTACGGCCCATTTACAGAGCCAACTCTTACCACTGTTACCTTCAGGATCAACTACGAAGTTGACGGTGCGGTCGTTTGGTTCTCCATCAATAACTCCCGCAACTTGAGTCTGCCAACCAAAACGGGGTTCCGTCGTCGTAAGTACGGGCGGCGGCGCAATAGCCTCCGCATAGTCAACACATGCTCGCTTGTATCTAGCATAGAGGCCCGGGAATTTGACAACAATCTCCTGGCGACTAGGTACTCTCCCGAGCTCAAGGATCCATTCCTTGTAAGAATCCCAATCATTACGGCGGCCCTGATTGCCCGGAAAGTCACCGAATTCGGAAAATTCTCCATCTTTCTTGCAGTAATCCGCTGCTTGCTTGCTGCTACCTCTGGCTACTTCAATGTGGGCGCGGTCACCGATTCGCGCTTTAGAAACGCTAAAAGTTGTAGTGTTAGAGAAAACAACGAAACCTTGAAGGTGGGGGGTTCCAGAGTCCCCTGTCTCACGACCGAATACAAGGTAACGAATACAGTCAGAAGCTCCCAAATCTTCAAGACGGGTAACATCCTCTGGAGTAAAATTGTTGATTGTGAAACAAAATCGTCGAGAAGCCATTTTTGTGAGAAGCGAATATCAAAAACAAAAGTGTGCTGGGTAATACTATACCAGCACACCGGATTGCTCATAAAAAATGCATCCTGCGCTTCGCGCAAAACTTGCTGCCAGTTACGGTGAGACCTATCGTGAGGTATACGACTGGACCAATAAAGAATTCGCTAGAAGGGGTTGGAACAAAGATTACACGTTCAAACCGTTCCGCAAAAGAATTCGCAGGAACAACCGTTTTTTTAAAACCGCGCGCAAGCAATACAACCTTGCGAACTATTATTATCACACGCGTGACCGCGCTTATTACTATCCATAATCATGCCTGGAGTTCGGGCACGTAGCAACCTCATGGGGGGGCGTCGGGCGCGTAAATTCAAATCGCGTCAGTTAAGACGAATCCAACCTGTTACTAGTACATGCAAATCTACTATCTTAGATGACGGCAGTACAGTTAACCCGGCCAACTCGAGAACACTATATAATAAACCTATTAGT